TGTTTGTGCCCCCCTTTCATGTGACGAAGATCACCCCCATTTTCGTCAAATAGTGTCACGTATCACACGATTTCGCTTGACAACTTAAGGCACCTGTGGTAGGTCGGCGCTATGGCATATTAATAAGCGGTCCTATTGTTAGTACAATAGGGCCGCTTATGTCCTGTCATTTGTTTGTGTGGTGTGGTTCACGTGCGGATAACTTGACTCGCGGAGAACTAGGGTGCATTATTAATACATGAACGGGGCGGATGGCCCGCTGGAATGGAAGGAACTGAGATGGAAAATCCGTTTAAGTTGCTGCTTGGCGCAGGCGCCTATACTGCATACGAGGATGCTGGGTGTAGTCTTAGGACTTGGAAGGGTGGTACTAAGGGCTTGCTTTCTTACGGCAGCAATGACTACTTGGTGGTGCGTCATGGTCCGCGGAAGTGGGAGGTACGTCGTGACGAAGAGACGTGGTGGTTTGGTTCTCAGTGGGAGTTGCTGGCTTGGTTTGGTGATCAATTGTGAGGCGTAGGTCGCATCATGGTGTGGGTGACAGGTTTGTCACCCTTACCTATTGGAAAGTTTCTAATTTTATTACTAATGCATTATTGAAGGGGTATCATATTGCCTATTATTCTGATTCTAATCGCATTCATTATTGGAGGAATGGTACGAAGGAATACCACATAATTTCGATTGATAATATAATTTTGAGCAAAACAGGATTAGAAAATGGCATCTATTTGTGAATCAACGAAGATTTTCATTCAGGATATCTGTGAGTACGCGGAAGAAGGAAATCAACTTATAGTTAAAACACCCAAAATTCTTATTAGTACGCGGGTTATTGATCCATATGTTGCTTGGATAGTGATTTATCGCGGAAAGAAACTTTCATTAACTAGCGGCCCAGGCATCTTTGAGTCAACATTCACAAGAATTATTCGGTTTATGCATGAGATTGAAGGAAATAATGAGTCAGACAATTCTTGAGCGCACGGGCGATAGCAACTGGTACATTAAGCACACGGACTTTAATGACACCCCGGAGCGGACGGCGGCATGGGTTAAGTCTTTGAAGTGTGATTTCGATGACGCAGATTAGAGATACTTCGACGCCCAAGGTTAAACGTCTTTTGCGAGCACATGGAATGCGGGAGTGTTATACTCCTGGCGGGGCCAACATTCTCTATTGTGGTCATACAGCATTTCGTTTGATTAGCGATTATTGTATGGAAATCTGGAATCCCTTTAATACAGAGAGTGGAACGATCACATATTTCAATAGTTTGGCTGAACGAAATCTAACGCTATTGTTTCTCGGGATGGAAAGCATGGGAGCACTTTAATGTATCATTTCAGAGAATTTGCCAAGAAACTTAATCTCGTAGATCAATTGCCCGGATATAGCGTGACAGTTAGGTGCGACCGAATTCTTATCGACGGCGCCGATTATCGTCTTGACGTTTATGGTTGGCCCGATAATCGCGTGGTATTTTCAGACAAATTGACAGGACAAAACACGATTAAGCGTTTCGGACACAACGGTGCAGAGAAATGCCGCAAATTCTATTATTATTGTCTCGAGTCGATTGGAGTTGATTTGACAGCACTTGATATGTGAGGACATAGTTAACCCCCGGAAGTGGTTGGTTCCTTCCGGGGGTTAACTGTTTATTATGGGCGTTCTGCGGTGCGGGCTAGTCGCTCCCAGGCGGCCCAGGTCTCGGGGCCCCATATGCCGTCGACGTGGACTTCCAGGGCGGACTGCAGAGATTCTATGACGCGATCATGGGCTGCCATACTGGCGTCGCCCCACACGCCGTCAGGTTCTGTGCCCACAACGCTTTGAGTGTATGCGACGCCCCATGGGAACTCTCGGCCGCCCCAGTTGCTGGCCTTGATTACGGCGCACATTCGCTTTTCGGTGTCAACACCAAGGACATTGTCCTGTACAGCACCAAGGATTCGCTGAATGTCTCGGATATCGCCGCCACTGGAAACAGCGGAATTGTCGTCGACTACGCGAATGCCCCATACAACGCTATCCATATCGCGCTGCTTATTGGTGACTACACCACCATTACCCTGTGATCCGGAATAACCCCAGGAAGTATTACCTTCAATGGTGTCGATCTTCGTTCCATAGGGTGCACTGGTAGCAATTCCAATGTGGTCGGACTCCCCGTCTCCCTGCCAGTCAAAAGTGACTAGGTCGCCCGGGCGCACGTTCCACTTGTTAATGAGAACGCCGCGTTCGCGGGCCTGATTCTCGCGGCCGGGGACGTAGGCACTCACCCAGTTAATGCCTGCCTTGGCGAGAATATAGGACACGAACATGTCGCAGTAGGGGACGCCGCTGGCACCGAAATAGGGTGAGCCGGTTACCTGTGCGTACCAGCGCCCATACTTGGTGCCCGCTTCGTCGTCGGCCCAGCGGGAGTAACCGATTTCCTCCTGGGCTGCGGAGATGATTTGTGCTCGGGTGACCATTCAGGACGCCTTTCCTCGCGGCGTGTTAGACGCTGCGACGCCGAAGAACGCGGCGAAGAGGAAGTTAAGGGCGCTAATTTTGTCGCCGTCAAGAATGCCCCACACACCGAGACAAACGAGTACACCGACGCATACGGTGTAAATCCACATACGATATGTGTCGGGGATGAAGGGGGGCTTGGGGGACTCGTGCTCACCCATTGTTTTTCTCCCTAAGGTAGGAAATGATTTCTCTTAGTTGACGATTCTGTGCATCTATGCTCGAGCCGCCATGATTAGGCTTGACATGATACTGAACATCCTTCAGTTTATCTTCAATATCTTCAAGCCGGTCCAGTACGCTGGGCATCCCATCTTTCCCGTCCCAAGCATTCAGCATTGTGGATAAGTGATCCATAAAGCGCGTGGCCCGGTAGATGAAACGCCCAACGATTGTTAATAGAGATATGACGCCGAGAATTAGGGCAATGTCAATTGTTGTGGGGTTAATGTGTATCATCGGACAAAGATTTCAGCGAACATATTTCTAGTCTCGGGCGAGTCGGAGAAAAGTCGACCTTTTCTATATGTGCTTCTCATAATTGAAAGCACTTTATCGCCATACATGAGCAGCCGCTCCCCCTCCCGCAAGTCCGAGACCTTATAGGCCCATCTTACCCTATCGCCGCGAGGTTGGCGACGCTGGGCGAACCACGTCCCACCGTCGATCCACACCGAGACCTCACCCTCGGGACAACGGAGAGAGAATGCGTACTTGGCTTTCCCCGTCTTTTTCATGACAAAGTCGTCATAGTTGTCCGCGAATTTGTTTGAGATGGAATAGTCTGCATAGTCCTCGGCATAGTTTGTGATGAATGAACCGAACCGAGTGTGTGCCACTTCAGACTGGAATTGTTCGCTGTTCACGAAATCGGTGACGATAAATCCATCGGCGTGACGACTGATTCCTTCTTTTGGTTCAATGTGAAATCGAATAAAATAGGGGTTCATAATGCTAACCGCATTGGAGAGCATGAGACAACGCACGCGGTCTTGATACCGGTCTACGGTGGAATAAAAGTCCATAAAGACTTTCGCCTCATCTGGAAGATAACGTAGCGAACCTTTATCGATGATGAATTCATCAAAGATAATCGTGTACACGTTTGGATAAGCAATTGACTTATTTGCTTGCGCAGTAGACAGTGGAATGAAATAGCCAATGGTCTCCCATTTCTTCCCAACCTTACGCTGAGCATATTGCCCTTCTACACGGAATTCCTCATTGGGAAATTCATGCTGAATGTCGGCAAAGAAACTGTTGCGCCCCTTGAGTTCAGTCTTGTAGCGACGAAGATAAATGAATTGCTGACCCTTGTTGATTGCATTCTTAATAACGATTTTCTTGGCCCCATAGGTCTTGCCTAGACCACGGGCGCCCATAATCATATTAAATACTCCCGCATATGAGAGCACGTTAGAAAAACTATAATAGGAAAACTTCTTTTTCATTCGTGTCGCCTTACAGTCCACCAGCGAGTGCCAGCAAGAATATCAATAGATTTAGTTACGGGGCCATAATGGGGATTGCCGCCGTGCCCCACAAGGGTATTCGAGTCTACCACCATTTCTACGTGGTCCGTCTCGGGATAGTAACTACCTGTGGATTTCCATGCCATGACGATCATGTCCCCCGGCCGTAACTGGGATCTCTCGGCGGCGGTCATAGCCCCGCCGCGGCGAGGAAATGGCTCGGCCCCGCGGAAATATTGATCGCCCGTCCAAGTGCCGACGAACGTGTTGCTGGTGGTTTTGTATGCGGCGTACATGAGACCACTACAGTCCGTGATGCCCGAGTTGTCAGGGTCCTGCCTGCCAGGGCACTGGCAGTAGGCGAATTTTCCCAATCGGGCCATTACCCATGCGAGCGCGGCCGCGCCCTTGCTGGAACCACCGGGAGCAGGGGTTCCCCCACCTCCGCCGGCGGCATTGGCTTGTGGATTTTGTCCAACGATTTTCTCTTGAATGTCTTTGAGGTTTACTTCCCAAAGATTATGTCCACGGGAAAACATTTGATAGTTACCAAATTTCGATCGCAGGGTAAGGATACCTGAATTGTTGGCAGTAATAATTAGTTTTCCGCCAGACACGTTTACTGACTGAGAATTCTCTCCAACACTTCCACCATTTCCGGGAGTGTTTGCACTAATGCCGCCCTCGCCTACACCGCTGGTGTCTTTTCCGGCAATGATGTTCTTAGCCTGAGTATACCGATTACTATACCGACCAAGCACGCCGTTAGCCATGATATCAGAATACATCTCATCGAGACCACCACCACTATAGTGATTGGCAACCTGAAAAGCGTAACGCGGTCCTTGGTGATACGCAACGCACCAGAGAATAAATGCGTCCGTATCCGTTTCGGGGTTAATCCCATACTGTTTAGCAACACTGAAATAGTTTTCAAGGTCCTTGACAATCTGGTCACCCTGAATGTCCTTGCTCGCATTAAGCAACGGCTTAAGACTATCGCCAACGAGACGGGAAAGGTAGTAAGTGTTCCATGAGGAATCGGACTCGGGAACGGATTCGAGCCGGGACCTGAAACCACTATCGACGCTTGCATACTCCGTAGCATGGGCGCCGCGCATTCGGTTGAGAATCGCCGCGGCGCGAGTGCCATACCACTGTGCAATTCCGACGGTAATTGGGTCGTTGTAGTTGATTGCTGAGTAATCCATAGATGACTCAACTTGTCCAATCGCTTTAATGGCGACTTTCTTTGCCGTGGCGTCCCATGCCATGGTTCCTCCAAACGAATAGCCTGCCCCAATTGTATCGGGGCAGGCTATTCGAGTGCAACTACCAGATTTTGTAGGTCATGTTCACTTGGTAGGTCTGGTTTGCGGAGAGAATGTCTCCTGCGTAAATTCCTCCAGTCTTAGCGACATATAGATATTTGTATGTTCTGTCATTTCCAATAATGGGAGACATAACACCATCGTAGGGGCGCGCCCATCCGGGGATGCTCATTAGTCGACCATCATATCCCACATTATTTGTTCCAATTTTGAATGTTCCTTGAATATAAACCCAATCCCTATCGCGCTCGCACGTGAGATAGTTATAGTCCTTCGCCACAGTCCCATCAGACAGTGTATGCAGGGCCATCGCCGGAGGGTTAAACCAACTCGAACCACCCTTGAGCCACACCTGAAAGAGTTCCTTGACATGATTGTACCCACTGGCAGTCATGTGCACGTTGTCAGGCCCTTGGTCCCACGAATTGGCTTGCTGGTCTCCCCAGTGCACCCATCCACGAGAACCCTCACAGACAACGGCGCCATAAGGTTTCCCCGCATTAATGACCTCGAATGTGCGAGATACACAGGACCGCGCCATCTGCACATACTCATTCAGCGAGGATTCATTAAAGATTACCGGAAGCACTCGAATATCCGCGTTAGGGAAGTACTGGCGCGCAAGCCGGAAGAAAGTACTCGCCTTGTCGCCCACCGAATTCTGTGCTCGAATATCATTAAGCAAGTCGATCACAAATAAGTATTTAGTGCTGCGACGCTTATCCTCAGACATCCCCTGCTTAGCATTATCCAACTGGGTTAGGAAATTGTTGTCAGACGTTGAAGTAAACCCGCCGCCACCAATCGCATACACGTTCGGGTTAAGCCCTAACTCACGACACAGAGTCTCAGTCCAGCGGCTTGCTTCAATAGTTGCATTGGACGAACCAATAACAACGCCCTCAGTGAGTTTAGGGTCCTCAAGGAAGATGTTGTTAGCCTCAGTCTTCGTGTAATAGGCCGGGAAGCGGTTGTCAAAATCCCTGCGCTGTTGATCCAACTTTCCCTGAATGTCAGCCTGAAACTGTGTGTTCTGGGTCTTAAGCGCATCACCCCACGCCTTGGTCGTGAGCGTAACCCGCTTACCGGCAGGCGACTTAAGTGGTGCCTCAATGTAGTTGCCGTCAACCTCACGGAATTCAGCATCAATAAGGCGCCGCTTGAAGTCCTCGATTAGCGACTCGAGCGCAGTTTTCTTTGCGTCCAGTTCCTTGTTCCAACCTGAATGCGTCTTCTCAACCTCAGTAATGAAATTGGTGACTGTCTCATTCAGTTTGGCGATGATCTTGTCTTGCTCTTCGCCAAAGGAATTTGTGAACGTAATGACGTCAATGACGCTGGAACGAATTCGCTCAAGCACGTCAATATATGTAAGTCCATCCCGATAAGTAAACGGGGTAATGTTGTTCACCGATCGTGACTGAACGCGCCAAAGCGCCTGGTCAATAGAGCCGATAATGTCGTCACCAGTAGCCATAATATCCTCCAAGTCCTAGTCCGAAAGAGTATCCATTAATTAGTCCTCCAGGTGTGTGGGGCATATCTGTGTCCCACAGTCCCATGAAAAGATCACTCAGTTCTGCTATCACTAAGTCGTCAACGTTAAGTAGTGTCCCCCGATAATCAGCAATTGCACGAGCCTTAGAGCCCGAATATCCCCATGAATTAGAGTGTTGATTATTGGTGTAATTGCTATTCGAGGATGACGTGCTATCCGACTCGTTACGAGACGTAGTGTCACCTGACGTGCTCGCGTCGCTGATACTCGTAGCATAGTCTCCATCGCCCGCAAGCCGTGTCTGTGGAGTGTCCGAGCCCACGGTGCGCCCCTTGGACTTGTTGGTGCCACTGCCACTGCCCGTCTGGTGGTTGATCCCAGAATTCTGGGACCTGCCGTCCTGACTGGTCTCGCTGTAGTGACGGTTGCCCTCGAGCGGGTCTGTGTTTTGCAGTTCAGCCAGATACATTCGATTATACCTGGGCATAATCAGTTCCATCTTAAGGCTTAGCCGCCAGATAAAGATATCAATTGTCTCGTGAGCAATCTCTTGAAGCCAATAGGTCTTCTTAATTCGATCGTTCAGAGTCTTTCGATACGCTTCATCGAAAATCGGGTAGTCGTCAAGACCAATATGGTCATTGGTTAACTTAACTACATCACGAAGCATTATCGTTGTTACTGACATCGTCACCCCCATAGGTTGTCAAATTGGAATTAGCAAGATACTCATTAAGGTTCGGTGCTGCATTGTCGTCTACAGCCCAATAGCATGACACGTTAAGCCCAAACTTATCATTAATTTGCTCGCACGCCAACTCACGCGGCTTCATAAACGACTCACGAGACGCAAGCACCTGCCCCGAATTAGCAGCCGCTTCCTCAACCACCATGCGCTCACGCTTTTCAGAATTTACATTCATAATTCCAAGCATCGTAAGTGCCTCACCCCAAATCTTGGACTTGGACTCCATATGCTTGATTGAAGAAACAGCCCCAGCACCAGCATTCTGATTAAGCGGAAACACACCAATTGTATTAGCGAGATTATCCATACTCATGTTCTCAGTTCCCCATACGACGGGCTCACCATCGTAAATCTTAGAAATAAGATTCTGAATAGTGAGGCGTTGGTCCTGAGAGCAAGCAACAATCATGGGATTGCGCTCATTCAGCAAATCAATTTCAATTGTTCTATCAATCTGAGCAAGCCTTGCAGCATAAGAAAGCACTACGTCAATTTCAGGTTCACGGACCTGATTGCCCCAAATGCAGACGGACTCACTTGCGCTCACCTCACGAGAATAGACACCATTTCGAGTGACACGATATCCCGTGGGATTATCCTGAATGTCTAAGGGACCTGAAATGGTTGCAGGCATTGACATAAACAATTCGAAGAAACTGTCGAAATAGAAAACCGAGTATCCATTATTGAAGATAGTTGCTTCAATAAAGCGCGGGTCAATCCCGTTAGGCAACCCCTCCCAAGTAAACCGAGAAAGACACTTACCCATTAACTGGCGCCGGTACATGTGCTCCAACTGCATCTGCCGGGCTTCCGACGACGACGGGGGAGACGCCATGATTTTCTTGTAAATGCCGTTAAGCACATAATCCTTTTTACTCACTAAGAGTCACCCTAACTGACTTGTCAATCCGATTGTTGCGAACATTTGTGTTACCAATTCTCTGCGGAGAACGCCAAACTGTAACACCCTTTTCAAAGATTCCTCGCACGCTAGCCTTGAATCCTTCGGGAATAGTTGTGTCAACCAAGTAACACTCAGCCATTTTCCAATACGTAAACTCCGTCATAAGGCTGAGTGTCTTCGGAAACTTAATCCAAGTATTAATCAAATACCCATACCTAAGCCAGAAATCACCAATACTACGCATTGCGGCCGGTGAAACACTTCTAATTCTAGCATCAATCACAAGCCCATTGGAGACCATCGCGGACACATATCCTGACGTCTGACCAACAACGGACGGCGGGATAACCTGCATGTCCTGACGTTGACCATTAATCGACGCAATAGCCGCCTCATAGTCCCCATTAGCAGCAAACTGGGCCAGTTCATAGTTAGTATCCCGCACGGTCCTTTGCTGTTGCTGAGAAATCTGCGAAGCACCACTAGCCAACTGATTCTGAATATTAGCCGTCGACTGTGCCTGAGAATTATTAATCATCGCAGACACGCCAGCCGTAGCCGCCTGACCAATACCAGCGCCGGCCGCCGAACCGTTCAGCCCCATAACGCCGCCGAGCGCTGTCATGGCGCCCTGAGTCGCCTGAACGGTAGCCCGCATATTATTGTAGCGTGACTGAGAATCCGCCATAGCAGAATTACCCCACATGGAATTCTCCGCACCCGCCTGAGTCGCAGCAATACCCGCATTAGCAACGTCACGCGCCGCCGTCGCAGCACGCTGAGCACGCTGTTGTTGCCATTTCGCGTTATTCACTTGGGCGGCCGCTGTGTGAGCCGATGATGCAAGGGCATTCAGCGCAGAATTATTAACCGCGGAAAAAGTAGGTAGTGACGTGTAACCCGTACACATGTCCCATCCTTCACCATATTCATTAGTCACCTTACCGGCGCGACGCTCTACAATCACAGATTCTGTAATCGTGTTGTAGTCACGGATAGTGAAAAACAGAGAAGGATTAGGTGGGGCGACGTGTGCATACTGATTAATATTAATGCCTGCGGTGCGAATAGACTCAGGTCGAAATTCAACAGGGTTGCCAGAATATGTTGTCAACTCAACAATACAGTACGGTGATGTCACAAATTTCTTTAGTTCCCGATATTCCTTCGGAAGCAAAGAAAGAAATTCGTTTCTAAAACTGGCGTCGGTTAGCGAATAGTTGCGGTTAATATACACACTGTTGTCGTTAATTTCAGTCCACTTCCCTTGCTCTAGCCCGTCACCAACTTTTATCTTTCTTCCAGCGTTCAGGTCAATAATGTCCTTTGGCAGAATTGTAATTGACCCAATGCCCTGAGCAACCCATGGAGCGAACCTTAGGCCAAACATTCCTGCGCGAAATTCGGAGAACGTGCAAGCATAAATATTGGTTCCGTTCGGAAGACCTTCAACCTTAGATGCGTCTGACATAGAAAGTTTGGGGTCATTGGAATTTCCGTAACCATTTACGTTATCTAAATTTATCGTTGAAGCAATAACCACTGTGTAGTCAAAATTGGTGACATCTGCAAGCATGCGCCGATAAGTTCGCATAATCTGGTGCTCAGAGCCCATATCCAAACCTTCAGGTTGCGTCAACCAATTCTTACCATAATTATCAAACGAATCGGTTGCAGCAATACCCATATGCCCGCGCTCGAGATAACTACGGCCAAAATTAATGCGCTGATAGTAGGTTGTCCAAACATCAAGTTGAAGCGTCAACTGTGTTGTGTTTGGGGCAATATAGTCAATACTGGTGATGAAATAGAAAAACACGCTAGGCGTATATCCTTCAAAACCAATGTTATTGACGGGGCGACCAGGGTTCTCAACCATCACATAATTGTATTGATTCGCCTTAGTGAAAGGCGTAGGAATACGAATCGGCCTACCCTGTGCAAGATAAGTCATCTGACTAATCTCAACCTTATGCAGATTGTTAAAAGACTTAACATAAGCATAGGGCGTATGACCATACGATTTCCAGTCAACAATATCCCTGTACGTGTTATCAAAAGGAACATTAACCATGGTAATAATGCTACCGGCAGACCACACAGAATAATCAAACGAGAGGCCTGCTCGAGTCTCAGGCGGCATAGCATAAATCTCTGACATATCGTCTCCCTTCAAGTCCAATCATAGCAGAACCCGGCGCCCCCCCGGGGGGCGCGCGTCTGGGTGGTTCTTGGGGTGTCGTTTTTT